GCCGCCAGCCATGCGGGGATGTCTCGGCGCTCGACGGTGGCAGCCATGCCAGCGGTGGCGCAGGCGGCCTCGATGGCGTGGATTTCGTCCTCGATGCGGTCGGCGTCGGCCCGGGCGGCAACCACGGCCTTCGCCGCAGTGTCGTCGTCCAGCAACTCGGCCACAACGTCCGTGATGGCCCCGGCGACGACGATGATGGCGGAGACGGGGTTGGCGCCCCGTGCCAACTTCGCCGAGCTGCTATCGAGAGGCATCAGGGCGTCAACGAGGCGGGTGACAGCCTGCTTCAGCGCAGCCTGCTCTTCGACCCAGCGGGCGGCGGCCTGCTCGTTGTCGGTGGCGGCTTGGATGGTGTTCTTGAGGTCGCTGCTCAGCCGCGCGATGCGGTCAGCGTCGGCCAACTGCCCGCCCGTGAGGTCGGCGATGTGGCCAACCAAGGCGTGGATGCTGTCGACGACCTGCACCTCATCGTCGCTGTCGGAGACGAGCAGGGCGCCGACTGCGGGGTTGTCCTGCCCGGCCTCGGCCAGCACGGCGCGGATGTCGTCGAGGTTGATGGTCATGTCGGGCGGTTCGTCGGGCTTCAGCGCGATGGTGTTCTCGGCGATGGCGAGGCGGGAATACGCCTCTGCCAGTTCGTCCTTCAGGGCCGCAATCTGACGGGCAACCTCAACATCACCCTCACGACCAACCGCAGCGGCGGCGAAGATTCGGCGGTTTGCCTCGTCGACGTCGGCTTGCAGTCGCTCGGTTTCCTTCTTCAGCAAATCCACCTGCTTCTCGTGTTGGGTGGCGCCTGCAACGGCGAGGTATTCGAGGTCGGCGATGACGCGGCGGGCTCGTTCGCCGGTGTCCTCGATGCGCTTACGGTCGATGTCTGGGGTCATGTGGTCCTCGTGGTGTTCGCTGGCTCATCAGTGCAGGGTGCAACCTGCAGACGGGGCTGTCCCCGTTTCGCCTTCAGACCTCGACGAGCTTCCCGCCCCTCAGCGAGTACCAGGCGTCAGCTTTGACGGTGACGCCGTCGACGATGACGCCGATGACGCCGATGATGGTCATGTCGTTGGCGCGTTCGACGAGGAACAACGCGCAACCGATGGCGCCTCGTGCTCGACCACTCCAGCCGCTGGCCGTCGCGGCCCCGCTGACGCCGCTGGCCGTCGCGGCCCCGCTGACGCCGCTGGCCGTCGCGGCCCCGCTGTCGCCGCTGGCCGTCGCGGCCCCTCTGTAGCCGCTGGCCGTCGCGGCCCCTCTGTAGCCGCTGGCCGTCGCGGCCCCGCTGACGCCGCTGGCCGTCGGACCTTCGGGCTTCGACCTCGACACGGTGTACTCAATCTGTGCCGCAATCAACTCGGCGTGCGACAGCTCGCGCACGATGCGGATGGTCGTCGCCGCGATTTTGGTCTCGTGTCGATCGAACTCGCCAGACATTTCGACCTCGGCGTACCTCGACGTGGCTGGCGCGTAGAAGTCGAAGACGTCGGTGGGCCGCTCGCACGCGTGGAAGCCGACCTCGCAGGCCTTCACCTTCGGGACGGTGTACGTCTCGCCGACGACGAACAGGTGGCCCTTGCAGGTCATGTCGAGGCCGAAGCCCTTGTACGCCTTGACGGCGGCGGGTGTGATGGGCACGGGCTCAACGGGCGCGGCAACAGAGGTGGCCTCAGTGACGGCGGGCGTCGGTGGCGCGACATTCTTTTGGGTGGCGGGCTTCTTGGTTGATTTCTTCGCGGGCTTCTTGGCGGTCATGAGGTCTCCTGATGGTCGTGGAAGGGGCGCCCCGTTTCGCCGGGGCCACGCGAGAGGGTCAGTCTTTCTTGGCGTCGTTCGCCGCCGTCGCGACCTGGTCGGCAGCGTCAGGGATGAGCGCGACGATGCGCGCGATGGTGTCGGCGTGCTTGGCCACGCAGGCGTCGACGTCGTCGGCGCCAGCGATGTCGAGGAGAATGGTACCGAGCGCCGTCCGCGCGTTCGCTGTCCGTTCCTCGGGGGTCTTCCCGGCCTTCGCCTTCGCCGGTGCTGCCGTCGTCATCAGCGGCTGGACGACGTAGGGCTTGCGGGACTGCTTCGACGCGGTGAGCGACATCGTCACCGCGCGGGGCAGGTCGCTCATGTGGCTGATACGAATCCCGCCGACAGCGGCCCCACCGAAGACGACGCTCTCGTCGCGAAACAGAGTCAGCGAGCGCCCGACGTAGGCCGCGCCATCGCGGCCCCAGCAGTGGACGAGGACGCGGCGCATCGATTTGCAGGGGAGGTAGGGCTTCCCGCCATCGCCGTCGAAGTGCACGGCAATGGGCTGGTCACCTTGGCCGGTCGACGCGCGGGCTTTCACGCTGGTGATGGTGATGGTGCGCGCTCCGACGATGAGGTCGTCGGCGTTCAGCTGGTCCGATTTGGGGGCGATGGTCGCCCCAAGGTCTACGCTGGTCATGGGTTCTCCTGGTGGTCGTGTGGTTCGTGGTCAGACGAGAATGGTGTCGTCGCGGCGTTCGGTGGGGATGAGGCGGAAATCTGGGTTGCCCATCCGCTCGACGATTTTATCGTATTCCTCGTCGAGGCGTGCATGAAACTTTGTCGCGGCTTCGATGATGGAAGCCTGCACTTCCTCGTCGGGGAAGACGCGCTTCGTGAACATCGGGAGGCCAGCGGAGAAGCTCACGAAGTCGCACCACTGCCGCTCGGAAACGAGCAACCCGGTTTGCACCTGGAGAAGGAAATCCTCGGGCATTTCCGCTTCCAGAATCGTTTGCACTTGCAGCCGCTGAATCCGCGACTTCACCTCGACGAGCCCCGTTTCCCCGACGAGAAGGTCAGGCGAGAATCCGAGGGTGAAGCCCCACTTGTCGTTCGTGATGAATCCGACGCGCTGGCCGGGCTCGTAGGAATCTTCGTAGATGTTGAGCGCCTCTCCCTCGTCAGCCTCACCGCGCAGCATGTGCTCCCCGATGTAGGTCGGTTCGACGTACTGGGTTACTCGCTGGGCCAGCAGTTCATAGAGGTGGGCGCGCGACTTGTCGTTGTTCGCGGCCTTGAGTTTCGCCGGGGTGACGATGCGATTCATCTCGCTGGCGGTGAGCAGCCCGCAGCGAGCCCGCAGCCATTCGGGCGAGCCCTGGATGAGCTCCTTGTGGATGGTGACGGTCATTGGATTCCTTTCGCATTGGTGAGGGCGTAGGCGATTTGTTCGAGGGCCTTGACCTGCCGGGCCTGCAGCTTCTCGGCCTCGGTTTCGTTCGACGGCGGGGGCGACGTCGCCGGTTTTGGGAGCGAAGCCCGCAGCCGCTTCAGTTGCGTTTCGTGCTGTGCGGACTGCTCTGCGGCGAGGTCGGCGACGGCGCCGATGAGTTCCCAGTGGCCGTCGACGATGTCGTGGATACGCTGGCGGCACTCGGCGCTGTCGAGGCCGTCAAACGTCTTATCGACCTCTCGGTGGGCACCATCTTTGGTGAGGATGTCGAGGAGGATGGTGCCGAGCGCCGTCATGGCTCACCTCGGGCGATGGTGTTGCCGTGCGGGGTGGTGGTGCGCCAGGTGCGCAGCTCCTCGACGTTGATGAGGATGAGCCTGTCACTGACGCGGGTGTGAGGTGCCCCCTGGCTGCACCAGCGGCGGATGGTCGCCATCGACACCCCGAGACGGTAGGCGGCCCAGCTCGTCGAGTTGTTCCGCTCTGTCGTTGTCGTCTTTTTTTTTTTCTTCTTCTTCGTGGCCATGGTGGTGATTCTCCTGTCGGCGTCCTCATCAGGACGAGCCACCGTTTCGGTGCGCCGTGCTCGTCGACGGGGCGCGCGCCAAGACGCCCCCGTTTCGGTTGTTGCCCCGGCGGCAATTCTGCCGCCGGGCAACCGCTCTCCCCGTCGCGTCGAAGTCGACGGGGAAATCGTGGCTATCGGCGCCCCCTGGCCCCGGCCTGTCGGTTGCTCACCCATGTGCGCAGGCCGGTCTCGCTCAGCCAGCCGCGAGCGAGCTCGGGGTCAGCCTCTCCATCGGCGAGGATGCGGGCGATTTCGCGCTCGATGCGGGCGGGTGTGAGGTGCCCCCTGGCTGCACCAGCGGCGGATGGTCGCCATCGACACCCCGAGACGGTAGGCGGCCCAGCTCGTCGAGTTGTTCCGCTCTGTCGTTGTCGTCTTTTTTTTTTTCTTCTTCTTCGTGGCCATGGTGGTGATTCTCCTGTCGGCGTCCTCATCAGGACGAGCCACCGTTTCGGTGCGCCGTGCTCGTCGACGGGGCGCGCGCCAAGACGCCCCCGTTTCGGTTGTTGCCCCGGCGGCAATTCTGCCGCCGGGCAACCGCTCTCCCCGTCGCGTCGAAGTCGACGGGGAAATCGTGGCTATCGGCGCCCCCTGGCCCCGGCCTGTCGGTTGCTCACCCATGTGCGCAGGCCGGTCTCGCTCAGCCAGCCGCGAGCGAGCTCGGGGTCAGCCTCTCCATCGGCGAGGATGCGGGCGATTTCGCGCTCGATGCGGGCGGCGGCGGATGCGGCGGTGACCTCGACGCCGTCGATGGTCGCCCCATCGCCAATGAACACGGCTGCGTCGACGATGGCGCCCAGGCCGGCGAGCAGGTCCCGGCGACGCATGTCCACCCGATGACGGTCTGCCTTGAGCCCGTCGTGCCACATCTCGGCGGCGAGGTCGTGGGGCAGCACGAGGCACCCGTCGAGCAGCGCCAGGGCGGAAGCAGCAGCAGCCCCGTCTGGCGGGCCCTGTAGGTACATCCGGCAGCGGTCGATTGCGCGGATGGCGCCGGCACTGGTGGCCCACGTCGTCGCCGCGAAACCTGCCCCGGCGACGGAGGGGAACGAGCGGTCGATGCGGAGGAGCCCCCGGGGCGAGCGAACCGAGAACCCAGGCGGAGGTGCGCCACCGTTGGCGCGGGCGTGGTTGTGGTGGTTGGTCATGTCACCCACCAGTCCGGGCGATGGCGTCGAGGGCGACGGCCACGACATCGGGGCGGTCATGGAGGGTGAGCAGGAGTTCGGCGCGCTCCTCAAGGAGCTGCGTCACCAGCTCAGTGAGGGTGCCGTCGGTGCGGTTGAGGGCGACACGCAGCCCCTCGACGACGCGGCCAGCCTCAGCTATGGCTGCGGGGTCGACGGGGTAGGTGACGATTGGGACGTTGATGGTCATCGGGATTCCTCGTCGGTGATGATGGGCTCCCTAGGCGTCGGGCGCGGGGAGGTGATGCGGGCGACGTCGCCGACGATGATGGACGGGTAGGCGATGGCGTCGGCGAATCGTTCGAGAGCCTCGGCTGACGTCGGGACCTCGTGGACCTGCCCGGCGACGTGGAGCTTCCAGCCCTTGCGCCCGTGGCGCTGGAGGCTGGTCACGCGTCCGCCAGGTAGTCAGCGATTTCGTCGGCGTGGTCTTCCTCGAAGGCCTCGAGGACGGCGGGGCAGCCGCGCACCCAGGCGAGCAGGTCGGCGTAGCTCATCCCGTCGAGGACGGCGTCGAGGGCGCCGTCAGGGTCGGGGCGCCGGGAAGCAGCGGGGTCAGGGAGCAGGCGGTCGAAGTCGGGCAGGTCCATGGTGGTTCTCCTCGCCGGGGGTCGTGACCCGGCACGCCGAAACCCCGGGCTGACCGGGGTTGCGGGCTGGATTGTGGGGCGGGTCAGTGCCGGTCGACGGCGGCAGAGACGGCGTTCTTGTCGTCGGTCTGCTGTTGCTCGGCTGCGAGCATGGCGGCGGCGGCGCACACCTCCCGGTTGATCTCGACGATGACGTCGCGGGTCAGGTGGCAGAGGTTGCCCGAGAGCCACATGTCGGGGCTGTTGCCGTAGACGCAGTAGCCGCCGTTGATTTCGTCGACGCAGACGGTGGCCTCGCCTTCGATACCGTCGACGGTTACGTCGACGTCGAAGCCGCCGCGAACGCCAGTGGTGGTGGGGCGGATATTGCTGGTCGTGATGGTCGTCATGTCGTGCTCCTGGTCGGTTGTTGCGGCGTCGTGTGCCGTGAGATCATTATGCGCGCCATCGCTCGCATTGTCAAGCGCTAGCGTGCGGAATATTTTAAACGGCTCTGCAAAGCCGAATCAGGGCCTGTTCCGGTTTTGGTGTCTCATTTGGGCGCACCGGGAACGTGACCGCGCGCACAAAAACAAACGCCACCCGTGAAGGTGGCGCCTGCCGAACCATGACCAGATGACCCGAGGCCCACGACGGCCCATCACCAGAACCTACCCACCCTCGTCGTCATCGTCAACGGGTGAACGACTGCGATGTCCACTCTGCCTTCGTGAGCCCGAGACGTCGACGGATGAGGTCATCGGCGAGCCCGTCAGCCTTCAGTTGGCGGATGTACTGCACCCGCTGCGACGGGGTGAGGGCGTTGTAGGCGGCTTTCATCTGGGCCCCCTGGTTGGCGGCGGCGACTTGGTTACCGGGGCGGTCGAGGTGTCCCAGGGCCTTCGGGGTGTCCGTCTTCGCGCGGCGAATTGCAGCCATGGCCTCGGGCGGGAGGAGGTCGTCGGCCCCCCGGGCGACAGCGGCACCCTCGGCGCCGAGCTCGTCCAGGGCGCCAACCCGGGCGGCAGCAGCGTTACCGCCGGCCTTCGCAGCGGCCGCCTTCTCGACAGCGTCGCGGAATTTGAACTGGCGCAGCATCTCCATGAGCGAACCCTGCACCCGCGTCGTCGGGAGCTTGAGGGCCTGCGAGATGGTGGCGAGGTCTTTGGTGCCCATCTCGACGGCCACGCGCTGGATGGCTTGCTCCAGGGTTTCGCCGGCCTGCACGCCCGCAGCAGGAATTGGGGCTGCGGGGGCGGCCATCGGTGCGGCGGCAGGGGCAGCAACCGGGGCAGCCGGCGCCGACGGGGTGACACGGGGTGGCGGCACGGTTTTCAGCTCCTCGAGCAATTTGGCCAGCTCGGTCTTCGTCAGCTGGGCCACGGGTGCAACAGTGGCTTCCTCGGCGGCGACGACGGGTGCCGTGGGAGCTTTCCCGCCGGCTGCGCGCAGCACCTTCTCTGCGGTGCGGGCCCCGCCGGTGAGCAGGTTCGTGGTCCCGCCGGACAGCCCGCCGACGAGGTCTCGGGCTGCGGGGCTCTCGTCGGCCTTCGACAGTAGCCATTTGAGGGCGTCGGCGCTCTTACGGGCCGCAGCCTGGCCGACGTCCTTGACGCCGCCGATGCGGGCGAGTTGCTTGGCGATGACGGGGCCGACGACGGGCGCGGCCTTCGACAGCACCTTGTTGGCCACCTCGCCGCCGACGACGCCGAGAGCACCCCGGGCTGCACCCTCGACGGACAGCGGGTCGACGTCCGAGAGAGCGATGCCGCCGGCCCCGGCCAGGGCGCGGCGGGCAGCGACGCCTTCGGGAGCGAGGGGCAGGGTGGAGATGACCCCGGTGACGGCGCCGGCATCGTAGGCCTTGGGGCTGGCCTCGTAGTCGCGGTCGACCTTGCGGCGGCGGGTGTCGCGCCCGACGGTGTAGCCCTTCTGCATCCGGGTGAGCGCGTCGTCACCCTCGTCGCTGGCCGTGGTGGGTGAGGCGACTTCCAATCCGCCGGTGAGCAGGCCGGACAACGTGTCGTCCAGGCCGACGGAGCCCCAGCGCGAGAACCCAGTGGTGAACCCCCGGCCAGCATCGGCCAGGGTCTTTGTCGGCGACGACGGCGCGGTGGGGGCTTTGCTTTCGGGCTCCTCGGGTCCGGCAGGTTCGTTGACCTCCTTGGCTCCATGAGCAGCGGGGCCGCCTGGGTGGTCGGCCATCGGGGGCGCGGCCTTGACGACGCTCCATCCCTTGGCAATGGCTGCGGCGAGGTTGGCCTCGGGGATGCTGCCGCGCTTACCGGCCTTCTCAATCATGACGTCGGCCATCGTTACTCCAGGGTGATGCCGAGCTCGTCGGCCTCGGATTCAATGTCGTCGACGACGGCGGCGACAGCAGGGGCGACACGCAGGCCGGCGATGAGGGTGTCGAGGCGGGACCCGGGGTTGCGGCGCTTGGCGTCGAGGAGGGCGCGGACGGTGGTCATCTTCGACCGGATGCTGTCGAGGGTGTCCCCGTCGGTGATTTTGAGGTTCTCGGCGGCCCTGTTCTCGCCCTCAGATGGGGCGTCGCTGCGGAGGGTGCCGAAGATTTGGAGATTCACGGCATCGCGCGTCGAGGCGAAGTCGGTCCAGGCCTTGTCCCCAAGCACCTTGGAGATGGCGTTGCGGGCGGGCCCCGAGAGGAAGCCCGGGCCGAACCCGCCGTCGTTGACGACCACACCGAGGTCACTCTCCAGCTTCCCGATGTTCTTCGTCATGCTGTCGACGTTGTTCTGTTCCTTGCGCTCACCCTCGGACGGGGCCAGAGGCTTGTCGCCGGACAGCTCCTGCCGGGTCTTCGCAATTTGGAGCTGCGTCAGCGTCCGTTTGTCTTCCGCGTCGGCCAGTTGCTGCGGCGTCTTCGGGGCCGGGCCTTTGGGGCCCAGTGGAGCCTTCGCCTTGCGCTCGGCGAGGGTGAGTTCGGCGGCAGCCTTGGCGGCTTTGGTCTGCTCCTCGGCCTGGATGGCGCGGACGGCGTCGTCGTCGAGGTCGCCCAGACGGTCGTCCATGGACGCGGTCCCGATGAGGGCGTCGAGGGAGCGGGAGGCTGCGCCCGAACGCAGCTCGGTCATCGCGCCGGCGCGGGCCTCGCGACTCTCCTTGCCAGCCCCAGCGGCAGCTGCGGTGGCGGCTTTGTCGGCCTCGGCCTTCGCCTTCGCCTTCGCGGCCTCGGCGGCGGCCTTCGTCTTCTCGACGTCGGCGGCGACCTTGGACACGTCGACGGCGTTGCGGGCCGCGCGAGCCTCGATGTCAGCCGACAGCTTCCGCTCCGCCATGTCGGCGGTGGCGACGTCGCCAGCAATCCCGGCGCCGGTCTGGATGAGCGACGGGAGCAACGACGCCAGCGCAGCCGACGACGCGGCGGACCGACGGCCTTTCTCGCGCGACTGCTCGACCTGCAGGGGGATGAGACCGGCGGCGGCGAGGAGTTCGGCGGTGCGGTTGATGCGCGACATTGGTCACCCGTAGACGAGTTGGATTGTGTCGTGGGCGGTGCGTCGCCAGTAGATGCCGGAGTCACGAGTCCCGCCCACGGCCAACGGGGTCACGCTCCACGAGGGGATGCTGATGATGCTGGTCACGCTGTCGAGCAGCTCGGCCTTCCGCTTCTCCATCGACGCCAGGGGCGGTTCACCCGTCTTCACCCAGCACATCGACGCGGCGACGTGGGCGAGGAGCTGGTCGAGGGTGGTGAGCGAGATGGTGGCCTGCGACCAGACGAAAGCGTCACCGGCCAGCGCTGGGAAGGTGCAGCGGGGGACGTAGACGACGCGGCAGGGCTGGGCGGCCGCGACGTTGCCGAACCCGTCGAAGGGTCGACAGGGCGGAATCTGCAAGACGGCGTTCCCGACGACCAGGGCGACGTTGGCGATTTTCAGCGGCGTGATGGACGCGAGTGAGAGCACCCCGGCGCCCGTCGAGGTGACGTCGGCGGACTGGTAGAAGACGTTGGCCCCGCTGTCGATGACAGCTTGCCAAACCTCTTCCTGTGCAACCTGCAGCGCCGTCGTGATGTCGGCGTCACTGATGAGCGGGTTGTTGTCGGTGTCGTCGAGGAGGAATCGCACCCGGGCGATGGCCTGCGTCAGCGTCATCGTCATCGGCGCACCTTGCGGGGACGAGGGAGAGCCATCGCAGCGGCGAGGAGGTCACGCCCGTCGACAACGGCGGCGAGGGACTTGTTGATTTCGCGGCGGAAGTCAGCGCGGTGGTCCTCGAGGGCGAGTTCCTGCCGAGATTCCTCGCGGAGGCGCTGGCGTTCGGCCTTGTCGAGGACATGCCAGGCCTCCCACTGCCGCTTGCCGTGCAACCCATCGACGACGACGGCGCCGTCGACGAGGAGCCCGACGACGTAGGGGGTCCCGGTCTGCTCGTGGGTGAGCGAGACCATGGGAGCGCCACCAGCCGACGAGCGCGAGACCGTCACCCGCCCGAAAGGCGTGTGGTGGAGGTCGGGGTCTTCGTTGATGGCGCCGAGGTTCATCGGGGTTTGGCTTTCTGGTCGCGTGCGGTGACGCGTTCGAGGCTGTCGGCGGCCTGGTCGAGGGCCTCGCCGACGACATCATTCTTTGGGTCCTTGTCGCCAAGCAACCGCTTGGCAACTCGGCGCAGAGCGCCGACAACGAAGTCTCGCGCGAACATGCCAAGCATGGCCAGCACAATGAGCTTGAGGGATTCCGGCGAGGCAAAGGAGAGCAGGAAGTCGGGCATGTGGAGCCTTTCAGCGGGGCTTGGTTTGGGAGAGCCGCTTGACGTCGTCGCGCAACTCCCCCAGCGAGGTCTTGATGGTGGAGAGGTCGGCTTGCATGGCCGACATGGCGGCGGGCATGGAGTCGACCTTGCGGAGGTCGCGCTCGACGACGTCGATGCGCTGTTCCATGCGGATGGAGTCGTCACGAAGGGAGAAAAACGACGAGGAGACCCACGCGGCTGCGGCAACAATCACCGTCCCGAGGATGGCGATGGACCACGCTGGAAGGGTGATGCCGGGGGCGGCGCGGTCTTCGGCGAGGGTGCTGGCGGTCATGTTCACCTGTGCGAGGGGATGGCCACAAAGGGGGAGCACAGCCCCGTCGTCGACGGGGCTGTGCTCGTTGACTCAGAGGCCGGTGAGACCGGTCATCATGCCGATGGCCCCGCGCTTGGCGCAGTAGGCCTGATAGGCGCCGGTGAAATCGGAGTCCATCGACAGGGTGGTGCGGTTGCTGACCACGGTCCCGCCGAGCTCGGTGAGCTCCTCGGGCGCCATCTCGGCCCACACGCCGAGCTTGAAGTGGTCGCGGTTGTGAAACACGACGACGGTCTGCGGGCAGTTGGGGTCGATGAGGACGGGGCGACCGGCCAAATCCATCCCGCTGTTCCGCACGTCGCCGTACTTGTCCGCCTTCGCACCCAGGGGCTGGGGCCGCTGGGCAGTGGGTTGGATGCTCATGCCAAACACGGCACCCATGGCGCCGGCCTGGATGCGGTGCGCGGCCGCAACCTGGGGCGACATCAGCGCATCGGTGAACTGCTCACCCGAGTACTGCGTGATGCGTGCGTCGAACTGCAGCGCGGCCTCGTGGGAGTACGCGGCGGCGAGAGCCAGCGTCTGACCGACCCAGCCGGGCAGCGAGGCAGGCGCGATGCCGCCGAACGAGGACGTGGCGCCGGAGCCCGCGACGTCGTCGAAGCTGTTCAGGCGGCCACCCGAGACGGCGGTGGCGGAACCACCGAAGCCGGGGAACGTCCCGCGCAGGGCGAGGATGTCGTCGACGGCAACGGCGGTGGCGCCGAGAGCGACGACGGCACCCGAGGCCGGGTTGATGACGTCGTTGATGAACGTCACGGTACCGGCGACGTTGGCGCTGTTGGCACCCACGGTGGCGGCGACCTTGCTCTGACACCGGACGGTGTAGGAGAGGGTCAGCGACGTGTCGACGAAGTTGTAGCTCGCCCCGGGGATGAACAGGCTGACGTCGAGGAAGTTGATGGAGACGGTGCTGTTCGCGGCGGTGCCGGACCAGGTGGCCGTCGCCTGGGGCACAATCTGCCCGAGGTAGATGCCGCGCCCGATGTGGCGGGCGACGCTCTTGGCCGACGCGTCGAGCTTGCTGTCGAGGAGCTTGGTCAACTCCTTGTCGGCGAGCTTGGCAAGCATGGCCATCTTGCCCATCGACAGGCGGGTGGTGACCATGGTGGGCACGAACCGGGCCTTCACTGGGGTCGTGGTCTGGCCGTTGGGACGGTTGTCGAAGTCGAGGGCGTAGGTGGTCGCGGGCGACTCACCGACGTCGGCGGTGACGACGAGTTCCTCCCCGTCCTGCTCGACTTTCTCCAGCACGCCCGACCCGATGAGGGGCGAGGTGTTGGCGATGGTGTTGACGAAGCGCTCGGGACCGAACTCGGCGATGATGCCGCTGATGCTGGCGATGGTGACGTTTGCGAGAGCCATGTGGGCAACCTCAGAGAGATGTGCTCGCCGTCAGGTTTGACGACGGGCTGCCAGGAAATCGAGCATTCCCTTGGCGTTGTCGGGAAACCGGCCAGTCCCGCCGGCGCCCCCGGGTGGTTTCGCCCCGACAGGGGCGTCCACGACGGGGGGAGAAGACTGACGAGGGGCGTAGCCGAGCGCCTCAAGACGCTTGACCTCGCGCTCGTGCACCATGCGGGCCGCTTCACCAGCGCTGAGGTCGTTGCGGGCCTTCATGGCTGCAATGACGTCGGCGCGATTGGCGAGGCGGTGCGTGGCGAGGGCGGTCTCGATTTGCGTCGAAAGCCGCGCTTTGATTTGCTCGCGCTCCTGCTCTTGCACGAACGTCTGTTGCATCTCGCGCAGCTTCTGTTCGTGCTCCAGGGCCAGGGCGTCCGCGCGTTCTTTGGCTCGCTGCGACAACCGAACGTCAGCAAGCTCCTCGTCGCGAGAGTCGTACTGCACCCCATCTCGCAGCTGCTGTCGGAGGCGTTCGTTCTCCTCCTGCAGGAGCTGCGCTGCGGTGCTGAATCGCTGATTCTCATGAGCGAGCCGAGCTGATTCCTCTTTCGCTGCTTTCACGTTGTCGCTGAGCTTGCCGATGCGGGCCTTGAAAGCCGCCATGGGGACGACGTCGGGCCCGGCTTTTTTCTCGTCTGGTGTGACAACCCCGTCGGCGGGTGTGCCCTCATCCTTGCCCGGGGACGAGCCCGGTGAATCACCCGTGGGAACAGGCGTGCCGGCGGGTGAACCCGGGGCCTGGGGAGCGCTTGGGGTCCCACGCTTTGCAGCGAGGGAGGCCAACATGCGCGACTGCGCCAGCGCCTGGGGGGTGCTGGTGTCCTTGGGGTCGGTGGGTGAGGAGGCGCCCGAAACAGCCGCTGGTGCGGCAGAGGTGGTGGTCATGTTACATAGGTAGCACTGCAAGCAGTTATGTGCAACGCTGGCGCATCAGGAGGCCACATGGCGCGACGATTGACCCCCGAAGAACTGGCCCTGACGGCGGCAGAGCAACGTGCCGCACAGGTGCAGGCTGAGGGTGGAGCAGGCAAACGCGCCATCGGGAGCACCATCGGTGCTGTCGCCGGCGGGGCCCTGGGCGCCCTCGGGTTTCTCGGTGGGCCAGCTCTCGGTGCGGCCACGCTGTCCGCTGGCGCAGGCCTGGGCGGCGCGCTGGGCGACATGGCCGGCGGGGCTCTCGCCGAGGACGAACTTGACGACGCCGACGAGGTGCTCGTCGAAGGCGAACGCAAGCGGCAAGAGAAGTTGGCCCGCTACAGGCTCCGTCAAGACGCCCTCAATGCACTCCTGAACGAGAGCTGACCCATGGCCGACCTCCCGCTCGTCTCATCCATCCTCAACGACTTCGGCAAGCACAAGCGCCGGGGTGAGAAGGTCGCGCACCCGTATCGCCAGCTTGGGGAGCTGTGTGAAATGTTCGTCGGAGGCAGGCAGTGGGGCGCCTACAGCGGTCGTCGCCGTCAGGTTGAAAAGGATGCCTGGTTTGATGACGAGGACGTGCCGCGCGCGCACATCAACGTGTGCCAGGGGTTGATGACGACGTTCTCGGCGCTGCTGAACAAGGACCGTCGCAGCGCGCTGGCGACCCCGACGACGCCCGACGACCCCGAGGATATCTACAACACCGAAATCACCAACCGCGTCATCGACTACGTCGCCCAGGAGCAGAAGACGGCGGCCAAAATCCACCAGGCCGTGCAGTACGCGTTCCAAGATGGGACGGCGGGGCTGAAGGTGTGGCCCGACGAGTTGAAGGGTGAGGTTCGGTGGGCCCGGCTCACCATCCACGACTATTGGATTGACCCCGTCGAGGACTGGCACGACGCGCAGTGGGTGATTTTTCAGAATCGCTACACCGAGGACGAGGTCGCCGAGATGTGGGCCGCTGGTGGGCTCCCTGGCGGCCCTCCCAACGAGGAGGACTACGTCAACGCCGCCAGTGAAACCGTGTGCGGGGTACTCGGGTTTGAATACTGGGTCCGTCCATCGCGCGAATACCCCGACGGCCTGTTCGCCATCATCATCGGGGACGTCGTCGTCGTCCGAAAGAAATACCCCATCCGCATCACCACCGAAGACGGGCGCCAGGAATCGCTGCTGCCCCTCTCGCTGATGAAGGTGCGCTTTCGTCGAGACAGCGCCTACGGGATTACCCCGCTGGCGGACTGCCTGAACCTGCAGCGCCTGCTGAACGAGACCCACGCGCGCACCATCAAGGTCATGCGCCTCGTCACCAACCCGCAAATTGCGATGCCGAAGTCGCTCGCCGACGAAATCGACATCACGAAGACGAACACCATCGGGTACGACCCCAAGATGGACGACGCGAAGGACAAAATCTTCGCGGTCGAGCTGGGCACGATTTCCCCACAGCTGTTCCAGATGCGCGACGACGCGAAGGCCGCGATGTTCGACGTCGTCGGGCTCAACGAGGTGACCAGCGGGGGTGATGCCCCGACGCTGAGCGGTCGGGCGATTGAGGCCTACTACGAGCTGGACTCGCAGAAGAACAGCGACGCCCTCAAGTCCCTCGATGACATGGTGCTCGATGCGTGGCGCCTCTGCCTCGCCGTCATTCAGCTCTACTACCCCACACCTCGGGTCGCCGAGATTGTCCGCATGGATGACGTCGACGTGTTCTCGTTTTCGGGCGCCGACGTGCAGGGGAAGAACATCCGCCTTGAGGCCGCGAGCGAGCTTGAACGCCGCACCGACGTGCGCGTCGGGAAGGCCGTCGAGAACGCCCAGGCTGGCGTCGGCGGGGCGCAAGGAGTTGCCACAGCCCAGAAGACGGCGACGAATGCCGTCGCCAAACAGGCCGCCGACCTCGCCGTCCGCACCTATCTCGCGGCGGGTGATGTCGAAATCAACGCCCGCGACCATTCGATTCCCGCGCTTCGGGAATCCATCGCCCGCGCGAAATCCCGGGCCATTGCCCAGGGTCGCCGGGCTGATTTCGTCGACCTGGTGCTGCTCGAAAACATCATCACCGACCAAATCGAGCAGGCCGACGCTGACGCCGAGGCGCCCGCACCGACGCCGACCGACCAACCACCCACACCGCCCGAACCACGGGCCTGAAGGAGCATCATGGCAACATCCCTCGTTGACCGCGCAGGATTCGGCGTCCCCCTCGAAGGCAGCCCCGCCGTCGACGGGAGCGCCGTGCTCTCGACGACGCCCGTCAAGGTGACCCTCCCAGACGTCTCGCTGAACGGCGGGCTCAACGGGTTTTTGAAGGTCAAAATCGTCAACCCCAACGCGGCGAACATCCTGGCGTGGAAGACCGTGGGCCGTGGGGCTGCTGCTCCAACGTTCGGCGCCACCTTCGCCGCCAGCGAGGGGAGCCACATCCTGCCCGGGCAGGTGGAGTACCTGACGCTGCCCAACGGGGTGGACCTGTACATCGTCGCCAGCGCGGCCGCGTCGAGCTGGTCTGCCACGTCGTTCCTGTTCCGCTGAGAGGTCCACTGTGCTGAATCGTGGCTGGTCCCCGTTTGGTTGGCAGTCCTCGGCGAAGCGTGCGGGCGCTTTGCCGTTGCCTGGGTCGCCTGCCGTCTACCTCGACGGTGACGACACCGACGGAAGCGCAAACAGCACGCGCACCAACGGGGTGGCGTTCAACGACTGGCTCAACAAGGGCTCGCTCGGTGGAACGTTCTCGAACGCAACCGCCGGGCAGCGGCCCCTGTTTGCGACTGGGCTACTGAACGGCCACGCGGGCGCAACGTTCGACGCCACCGACGACAATCTGGCGTCGTCGCTGGCTGCCTCGTCATTCACATTCATGCACGACGGCACAGGGTCGACGATTTACAGCGTTGTGAGAACCGCGACCAGCGGAGTGCGCACCATCGCGTCGACGTCGACGGGTTCAGCGGCAAGCCGAGGTGTCGGTCACAGAATCAACACTGGGTTCGCGGCGTCGTTTTTCATGAGTGATGGGACAGCCCTGCGCATTGCCGTGAATGGTGCAGCGTCGTCCGTTTCGACGAACCTGTTCGACATCATGTCGTCAACGCTAGACTCGGCCACAACGCCGGACCTCGACGTCGAGGTCAACGGGGCCAGTGTTGCCACTGCCAACGCTGCGGCGTTCTCTGGCTTGGCCCCTTCGGCGACATTGGTTGTCGGAGCCACACCAGCAGCAGCGTTCCCGTTGGCTGGCAGCCTTGTTTGTCTACTCGTCTACGACGTCGCCCACGACGCAGCCCAGCGCGCCGAGGTCGAGGCATTTCTCGCGTCGAAATACGGGGTAACATTCCCCGCATGAGACTCGCCATCCTCGCCATCCTTGCCGTCGCCGGTTGCGACCAGCGCATTCTCTGCGATGACGCCGAAGGTGCGCAGCGTGGCGTCGACATCGTGCGTGAATCCTACGGGTGGACCGGGCGCGTCGACGTCATCTGCAAGCCTCTCGACCGCGCCAACGAGACGTGCCGCACCGACAGCCCCGACCTTGAAGGATGCGCGCCGTTCCCCGGTCGAGCCATCGTCGTCGAGGGCCGCGACGTCTGCCGCGTCGTCGTCCACGAGGGCGCCCACTGGCTGGACCCGTCCTGCGGCCACGACGCCCCGTGCTGGCCATCTGCTCGCGAGACGGCGGCGAAGGCCCGTTGTACTCTCGACCCACAGGAGCCCTGAATGCCCATCCCTCGCCCTGACACCCGCCGCGCTCCGCCTCCACCGAAGCGCATGCTCCCCATGGACGACCTCGACGAGCTGGCCGACGCCCGCGCGCCTGCCAAGGTCCCGACCGACATGGCGTCGGGGGTGGCAGCGAAGAAGCCCGTGGCCAAGGTCGTCACCGACCGCGAGAGGGAACGCCGGGACGCCTATGAGCAGGACCAGCGCGACCAAGCCATGGCGGCGGGGCAGGACCAGGGGCAGCAAGGCGGTCCAGCGGACGCCAAGGACGCGCAAGACAAGCTCGTCGAGGCCGAATACGCCCGGCGCAAGGCCGACGGAGGCGACGACTTGGACGAACTCGCACGTGCCCGGCAGGCGGCGAGCGAGGAAATCGACGCCCAGAATGCACAAGCCGCGATGGACCAGCGCTCGCGGGCTGGCCTGGGCGGGCTTGGGCTGTCGGGTGCCGCATCTGCCGCCGAGAGCGACCTCGCGGGCAAGCAGGCCCGTGGCAAGGCTCTCGCCATACAGGAGTTCGACCAGGCCGCCGAGGACCAGCAGTTCACGGAGATTCAGCGGCAGGCGGCCCTTGACGACCTCGAAGACGCCGCCGACATCGACTACGACGGCGACGGGATGGTCGGGCGGACCAAGGTCGGCGGGAAGATTGGCGACGGCGACCCCGAGAATGACCCGTTCACGGGCGACCTCAAGGACAAGCCCGGCGCCGTCATCCCCAAGGGCGGCGGGAAAGCCAAGCCCATCGAGGACATGACGCCCGAGGAGTTCAACAAGCTGTCCGACAAGCAGGCCGAAGCGGCGGGGTGGTACGCCGACGACCGTCCGAACGACGACGGCATGTGGGTTTGGCACGGGCCCGACGGCCAGGTGATGCTGGTGCCCCAGGACGACAGCGCCGAGCACTGGTCCCGTGGCCTCGAATGGGGTGACTGATGCTCGTCAACCGCGCCACCATCCGCCGGCAACTGTCCGGCGAACCGCCCGAGGACACCGGCACGCCCGAGCAGCGGGCAGCCGTCCTCGATGACCTCTCGTCCGATGCGCTCCCCGCTGGCGGTGGTCTCCCCACGCCACAGGAGCGCATCAAACAGGGGAGCCCATCCCCGCTGACGCAGCAGGCGCGCACGGGGCGAGCGTCGCTGCTGGGTGACAGGTAGTGGCAACCCGTCGCGCGTTCGGGCCAAACGTCGACCGCATCGTGCGGCAGACGACCATCGTGTACTCCGCCGACGACATCCGGCGGAACATCACCCTGCGGCTCGACGACGGGGCGCCCTGCCAGCTTGAGCTTGGCGACAACATCACCATCGACCGGGGATTCACCATCCCCGGGGAACTGGCCTCGTTCTCCCTCGACGGGGGTGACCGCTTCAACGTCGTTGTTGGCGAGGACTGCCCGTTCGTCTTCAAGCTTCTAGGTTTCCTGCTCGCCGATGGTGGGTGCCCGGTCGACCTCCGAAACCTGACCATCGTGCTCAAGGAGGGCGTGACCGTCGACGAGGTGTTTGTCGTCGACCAAGCGTTCAGCGTCCTCACCCTGCAGGCCCTGGCATTGAGCCTCTCGCGGGTCCTCATCGACGCCACGCGCGGCATCGGCACCGACGTGTTCGCGCTCGGGCAGACCACCGTCGGTCGCGTCGTCGCCGACGGGCTGACGATGCTCGGGGTCGACAACATGTTCAGCCAGGGGTCAAACCTCACGGCGTGGACGTGGTGCCGGTTCACGGACATCGTCGCCACAGGTCGGGGGCTCGCCCAGGTGACCATTGGGCAGGGGTCGACGTCACCGGCGTTCATCGAATGCGTGTTCATGCGCGTCGCTGGCTCTATCACCGTCGACACCGGGTCGTTTTCCAGTGAAAACTTCTGGGCCGTCATCAGCGGGAATGGGAGTGGTGGATTCACCACCCACAACCCAACAGGTGGGCGCCCACAGACCCTGCTGCGGGTGTCGAACTTCGCCCCACGCACCTTGAGCGTCGACGACATCGACCTCGACGATGCAGCAGCCACCGTCGACATCCGGACCTTCACCGCTGCCGGTGCTGCGACATGGACCAAACCGACATCGTGGACGCCGTCGACGGTGCGTGTCGTGCTCTATGGGGCTGGTGGCGGTGGCGGTGGTGGTGCCTCTCAGACCGGCGGTGTCGTCCGCACCGGTGGCACAGGCGGCGGCGGCGGTGCTCGCGGCGACTTCCTATTCCTCGCGTCTGACCTTGCAGCCACAGAGGCGGTCACTGTTGGCGCCGGCGGCACGGCTGGCGCGGGCGGTGCTTCTGGCGCTGACGGCACGGCGGGCGGTGCAGGCGGGACGACGACATTTTCGGCGGGTGACAACCTGCGGAGTGCATTCGGTGGTGGCGGCGGCCGGTTCGGCGACAACGCCGCGACGAGTGGCTCAGGTGGAGCTGGTGGCGGCTTGGCCAAAGTCGGCGGCAATGGCGGGGCGACGGCAGCACCCGGGGGTGGGCCTGGTGCGCCTGCGACCCCCAACGGCGGGTGTGGGGCCAACAGCTTTGCCGGTGCAGGCACGCCTGTCTGCGCTGAGTACGGCGGCGGCGCAGGCGGCGGCCACACCAATGTGCCAGCCAATGGCGCCGGTGGGTCGTCGCTGAAAGGCGGCGGAGGCG